AATATATACCTAATCTTGCCATATCTCCAAAATCAGTATCTTCTTGGCCTAGCATTTTTAAAAATCCTGGAGTGTCTCTTTCTCCAAAATCTTTTAAAACTGCTTTTACATTTGTTCCAAGCTTTATATTGGGTGATCTGAGAATTGGATATATATTATAACCCTCACCAGCTTCTCCACTTTGTATTGCTTTTATCTCTTCAGTAAAATCAATCCTTTCGCCATTACTTAACTCAATTTCATTTGGTAATAAAACGTCATTTATTTTTTCAAATAAAGCATCAACATCAGCATCTGGAATTAGACCTTCTTCTGGCATTTTTTGGAAAGGAGGAAAATTTTGATCTGTTAATTGTGAAGCTAATCCACCACCCATACGATAATCTGAAGGATCTTTCTGATTCAAACCAGAACCTTGTGCAATCAAATGAGGCAATAAGGAATCTCCAGCTACATCAGGATTTCTTGGCAAGATAAATGGATCAATATTTACTACATTACCATTCGCGAACATACTTCTTCTTAAAGTATTCATTAGTTTTGCGGCTGATTATATTGCGGTTGATTATTATATTGAGATTGTCTTTGTGGATTTGCAAAATTAGCGTAAGTAGATGCTATTGTACCTAATCCCATACTTAATGGATCGGCTGGTATACCGTATTGTTTATGCACATCGGTAAAGCCAGGTTGATATTTTGGCAAGAATCCACCTACAAACGATGCTGCTGATGTTGGAGCCATTCTATCTTGAACAGCTCGTTCGTATTGTCTACCAAGACCCACATCTTTAACGCCTCTAGCAAGTCCACCAAGTCCAGTTAATTCGCCTCTTTGTTGAGCGCCTAATTTATATTGTGTACCACCTAGACCGCCTATTTGTCCACCGTATTGAGAAATATCAGAACCAATACCTCTCGCTAACGCTGATCTGGTAGCGCCTATACCACCTAATTGAGTGCCTAATCCTGACAAAGTATCGCCATATCGTTGTCTGGCTTGTCGTTGTTTTCCAAATTCACCCATTGCAGCCGATTGAGCATTTCGATAACCGCCTGAACGAATACCTGCTAACGCTTCGCCAAGCCCTCTGCCTAAAGAAGCGCGTCTTTCATCAGCCGTTAATCTAGCTCTTGAACCAAAAGCAGATTGGCCGCCAGATTGTATGTCTCTAGCGCGTTGTGCTACATCAGCAATATCGCCTTGTTTAAAGACATCATCTATAGTTTGTTGGACTACTCGATCTTCAAACGGATCAAAATAAGCTTGTGTCATAGTGCTAGGATCGAATTGCATTCCCGCAGCTTGACGCGCTTGTTCGGTTGAACCGCCTAAATATTGTTCTTGTCCAGCAAAATAAGGTTGTGCTATTTGTCCTGCTCGTCTGGACATACCCATACCTTCTAATATGCCACTTTGTTGTGCATCTAAATAAGGTTGATATGAACCAATACCTGCTTGCGCTTGTTGCATCGCTTGTATTTCTAATGGCGATAATCCCGCAGTTTGTCTAAGAATAGCAGGTTGATCTAAAAAAGATTTTTGAGCTGCTTGAGTAGCTTGATTTAAGAATCCAGGCGTATCAGGTGAACCAAAATAAGCTTCTCTTAAATTAGGATCAGATATTCTTTGATCTTGTGTAACCCCTAACATTACTGGATTAATTTGACCTGGTACTGGATTATTAATACCAGTAATACCAGCGTTTGTATCTGTAGGCATTACTACTCCATCTTGATTAACTGGTGGTGCTGCTACAGGCTGAAAGTCGCCACCATCTGCTATAGGCTGTTGAAAGCCACCTTGTCCGCCACCTTCTGGTGGACTTGTTGGCATGACATCAGTTGGCATAGGTTGTCCACCACCTGGGTATTCCATGCCCCCTATAGGACCAGTTGGTGTTGGTATTGTATTTGGTGTCCGTGGGCCTTTTGTCACGAAATCAGATCCAGCTAGACGTAAATCTTTTGGCATAGGTTGTCCGCCTAAGTTGGGGGTTGGTCCAACTCTTGGTGGTGCTATGCCAAATTGCCAGGCATTTGGCATAGTTGGATCAATAGGAGTGGGTCCTGTTGACGGCATCTGTGGCGGTTTTGGCTGCGGAGGTGACATAACTGGTGGCGGCATTACAGGTTGAATATTTGGTAATGCAGTAGGAGGTGCAACTGGTGGTTGAAAAAGTGGACGGACTCTATCCTGACCTCTACCACCACCTGTTCCACCACCTCCGCCTTGTCCGGGTTGTTGTGGCATTACTGGTGATGCACCACCTGTAGGTAAAACTGTAGGTAAAACTTGGTGGTTTTGCAGTATATTTTTTCGATATTCTGGTTCACGATATGGTTGTCCATCTGGATTTAGATTTGAAAATTCATTCAATCCAGCTAAGCCTGTAGCACCTATTTCTCCTTGTGGTCCAACAGTTGGTGCTGGTATAGGTGTATAAGCTCCTGTTTCCAATTCTTCTCGAGTTAAACCCATAGGAGGTTGCATAACTGGTGGTGGCATCTGTGGTTGTTGAACTACAGGTGGTACTATTTCCGTACCAATAAGCTGTTTAGAAAGATCTTGTGGTACAAATGTACCATCATCTACTGGGGCTGGTGGTTGTAAAGAGTTGTAATAATCTTGCGCACCTGGATTAGCGTCAAAGTATTGTTTTAATCGGTCTTGATATTGTAGAGTTGAACTGCCTCCAGATTCTTCTTTGCCTGTAATGGGATTTGTCCACATTCGCATATCTTGAGTTGTGAATCTAGGTATTTGCGGCATATCTTCAAATTGTGATCCAGCGTAAGGGTTGCTAGGTTCTATACTTTGACGATATGGTTGTCCATCTGGATTTAAGCGGTAGTTTCCTTTAGGACCAGTTTGTGTTGGTATTGTAGGTTGTGGGCGTGGTGGTCTATTACCACCACCTTTTTCTATAAGGCTGTATATACCGTCATCTGGTGGTGCTGTTCCAGACATTTCAGGCGTATATTGCAATGAATTTATGGCGTTGAATTTGGGTGCTTGACCACCGCTGCCTGATCCACCTAACAAATTACTTAAAGGTGCTACTGGTTGCATTACTGGTGGTGGCATTACAGGCTGGATATTTGGTAATGCAGTAGGAGGTGCTACTGGCTCTCGCTGTAGTTGTCTAATAGCTGGCTGTGGTAGTCTTACTCTATTCTGACCTCTGCCTTTAACTTCTCTTCTTCGATTTGATCGTGCCATTACACTGCCTCAAATATGTTCATTAACTCACGCATGTTAGTAACACCACGCTCTCTGTCTGAATCTGTTGTTTTAATTAATTCTATACCCGATTTGGTTTTATTCAAATCGTATGCGCCTGCGCCTTTTGTAGCAGCAGCCGTCATTACAAATTCACCATCGGATAACATAGCGGGTACATCGTCTGAAGTTCCAGTTCCAGGACCTTCTGATTCACCACCTTCACGCATATCTTTTTCAGCTATACCGCCTTTATTAAAATATTGCCTAGAAATAAGGCCACCGCCTGCGGCAGCAACTGGTCGATTCATCGCATCAAAGTCAAGAGATGCTGGTGCTGGACTTAATCCAAACTCTGCCCTAGTACCACCAGTGCCAAGAGCTTTAGCTAATTGGTATCTACCTAACGCATCCATTGATACTTGTGGAGTTTCAGCTATACCGCCTTCTCTTCTTTTATAATCGTCATAAGTTGCTTTACCTAGAAGACCCATTGCTGCCATACCCATGCCCCCGCCAGGGAAATTACTCATTATGCCGTTTTTACCATAAGCATCTTCTAGCCCACTTTTGCCGCCAAAGCCAATATAATCACCAATTTTTTTAATCCAATCTGGTGTTCCACTGACGCTAGGGATGCCACCTGTAGTGGTTGGATATTTTGTTAGTTCATTTTTTAAACTTCTGATCTGTCCATCTAATTTAGCAACTTCAGATATATTACCCTGTTTTTCAAATTCTTTGATTAAAGTTTCTGCACTTTCTATTGCTTTTTCTATACTGGTTCTTGCGGTTGCAACATTTGGATCAATAGTTGGAGATGTCCCCGTTGATGGCATACCATATTTACCAGCAGCATAACTACCTAGCCCTGAAGCTAATACAGCCCTATCAGATCCACCTGCAACTTTCGTTATCGCTGCATTTATTACTGCATCTTTTACTGCTTTGTTTCCTAAAACTTTTGTTATTGCATTTGTTATAAAACTGAAATCCATATTTTTTTCCTATTTATTCTATGCATCATATTTTTCATTTAATATACCTATGAGTACCATCTTTCTATGCTCCACCCTTCGGATGAACTTGAAATATTTACGGTAACATCTCCATTTGTTTGAATGGAAACGGAGCCTAATGAGGCTTGCAGTTCATATCCTTGTGGATTCGCTGGAGTATGAAGCTGTATCCATTTAGCGCCAGTGTAGACTTGTAAAACGCCAATAGATGTATTCCATATTACATCACCTTGTTGAAAAGCTAAAGTGTTGATTTGTTGATCGTTAAATTGAGGTGTTGAATTAGGATCAAATGAACCTAAGTTAATCTCTAGTATCCTAACTAAACGATTAAAGATTTCTTTTCTTGCAAATTCATTAGACTCGACTGGAAGTCTTGTTTCTAGTAATTTGCTCATCTTCTGCCATCAGTTTTTACATCAATTCTAGTTGCGCCTAAACGCCAACCTAAAGATAAATTACCAGCCCCTGATTGATCGTCATTTGACTCAACACGCAATACAGCTTGACGGCCTCTAGCTCTTATATTGGCTTTAGTGGTCGATGATGTTATTTCTGAGGTAGCTCTAGTCGTTAATGACTGTCCAGGATAGTTTCTAGTTTTGGTTACTATATTGATAGAGCCATCGTTGGAGTCTTGTAAAAACCGTATATCAGGTATAACAGAAGAAATAGATGTAAATTTGTTACCATCATCTAAATCAAAGTCACTAGATTCAATGAAAACATTAGTCATCGCGCTACCATCATCGTTATAACCTATCTCATGCTGGTATAAATAATTATCTTTAGTGGCTTGTGGATAACTAACAACACCTGAATCTAACCAAGCAGTTCTTTCTAACTGGCCATAATACCAAACTTTTTCTTGTGTATTATAAATAACATAACGATCTATTTCGGTTGCAGAAGCTGAAGGATAAAACCAACCTATCTCATTGTTTTCACTATTACTAAAGCCATGTATTTTATAAGCTTGACCATTATTTAAGTCAGAAAATACATAACTTTGTACGGAACAAGGTAATTTTTCTACTGTTCCGTTATAAACATAAAAACTACCATAACTCATAAAGTAGACACCGCTATCAGCAGTAATTGCTGCTTTTGGTCCTATTAAGCCTGTAGCTTCATTAATAAGATTAATTGCAAAAGTAAATGGAGGTCCAACAAATTGCATACTGTATATAGAAGTATCAGTAAAAATAATAATTTCTTGTCTTGATTTAACTGCACCTACAATACTAGAGCCAGATGATAATCTTAAAGAACCTGCTGTATTAGTAATAAGAGGTTCAAACTCAAGTTCGTTTTCTTGGTCACTGAAAGCCACTAACATTGGGTCAAGAACTCCACTTCTAGCACTACCTGAAATGGGATCAGAACCTAATACAATTAAATGTCGATCAATTTCAGAAGTAATGACTTGCAATCCTAATGTCGGCACTAAGTTAGCTCCAGTTATACCTGATAATACAACTGCTCTAGTGCTAGTACCGTTATCTTGCTCCCAACGATAAATTCCACCGCCTCTAGGATTCATCATTAAGTTTTCACCAAAATTGTCATGCGTCCATAATCTTAGTTGTCCAACAGCCGTTAAAGCATTGGTTGAACCAAATGTACCTGAACCCCATGTACCTGAACCCCAACCAGCAGAAGGAACATAACTGTCTAAACCTACATTTATTTGGTATGCACCATCGACTCCAGAACCGCCATTGCCTGAATCGGATGCATTTGCTGAAACAGCATCACCATCCGTATCTTTTGCTATAAATGTATAGGTATTGGTACTAGGAACACTAATTATTTGATATTCTTGGTTTAAAACAGCAGCAGTTATTAAGCCACCTAAAGTAGCTGCACCACTTATAGTTACAAAATCGTTAGTTACTGCACCATGAGAAGAATCAGTCGCTGTTATAGTTGAACTGCCATCAGTAGCAGCAAACACAATACCATTAGTCGTAGTCGCTCTAATAGGTGTTATATCATTGTATACAACGCCATCTTTTATATAATATTTCCAAGTAGTGCCTATTCCTAAATAAAGGTTACTACCCAAACTCATCCAATTGTGTAATGCTCTACCTGTTCCTAAATAAGTGTTGTCACTTAATTTTTCCCAGCCACTCATTTTTTCTACGTGACCATTTCTAAATCTTATGAGGTTACAATCAAACCAACCGTCCTCATTATCGTAGGCAGTACCTTCTCTATTTATCCCTGGTCTAAAAATTCTTTTAGTGTATGGCATTTATACCTTTTCCCATTCTTCGCCTTCAAACAACAAAGCTTCGGCTTTTCTTCTTCTTATCAATCCTTCTAATACGTTACCGCCTGCTTTATTCCAACGCTTTATCTGCTCTGGTACATTTTTGTATTCACCCGCGTTTAAAACATTCAATAATGTAGAGGCTTTTAAATTAGACGGACCTAAATTATAAACCCAAGCAACTAAAGCATCAAATTGACATTGTTTTAAATCAACGTCAACCATATCATCTATATAGCTTTCATATTCTACTAGTTCTTCAAGTAACCATTCTTCGGCTTGGTCTTGGCTACAAGTATCGCCTTCTTTGACTTTCTTAATTCGGCCATAAGCAATAGTCCAAACTCCTGCTGCACATTTATAGGCTTCTAATTTGCATCCCTCAAACTTTTTGATTAAAGATAAACCTTCTTGGGAAGTATTCATCTTATTCTCCCCATGTCCCATCTTCTGTGATTCTACCTGTTTTAGTGCCGCCCCAATATTCAACTGCGTGTTTTTCTTCAATAAGCATTTGGCAAATATCTTCACCATCTT